CGTTTACTGTTAAATCTCCTGTTATAGTTAAATTACCTCCTACTTTTGCATTTTGGTAAACGTGAAGGTCGTATGTTGCTTCTGGTGTTACTCCTATACCTATTTGAGTTGTAGAGATATATAATGGAGTACCGTTACCTAAACCATCGGTTATTTGTTTCGCTGAACTTCCTATAGCATCGTTATCACTAGCTTTTAGAAGTGCATCGTATGTGTTTTTTATTTTCGTGCTTGTTAATGTCGCCATTATTCTTTTTTAAATACGTTAATAATCTTTTTATATTTAGTTGCTTAGGTTTGTATCGCTTCATAATACCCATCCATTAAATAATGAATCTCTATCAGGCGATATATCTTCATTTGTATTGCTAGTATATTCAGGAAAATTAGATTGATTAAAAGCCATATAATCAATAAATCTTCTTGTATAATATTCTGCAAATTCTCTTTCTTTTGCAACTAAATAATCTACTTCACTTTTTGATACTGTTTCTGCAGTTTCCGATGTATGTTTAAAAATTCCGCCTTGTTTGATTTGATATGCAGCAAATGGTAAATAATCTACCATAGCAAAATGTATAAGCATAGGCTGTATATAATCGTTTACAAGTGTTAAATAATTTCCTGATAAACTATCTGCTATAATATCAGAGCTTATTTTGTTATATAAATCTGTTCCTAGATAGTTTCTAATATGTATCTGTTGCGCTATCTTTAGAAATTGAATAAATTTATCTACATCAACTGAACCATCTATTATAGAGTTTCTTTTAAGTGTTACTGGTTTTATAAATAATGCTGTTGCCATATCTTTTATCTGTAATTAGGGTGATGTCCGTTATTAGGCATATCTTTAGGTGCAACTTTAGCTTTTTTATGTCCTGCAGGTGTAGGTTGATATGATTTAGGAATACTATTTACTTCATCATAATTTTGTATTACTTTCTTCATTGTTTTAGATTTTAACCTATACAATACTGCACTCCAAAAATGGCCGCAATTTACACCGCCTTTATATTTAAATAAATCATAAGATTTACCTTTATGCCCAAATGATTTATTAACTCCTGCTCTTGATGCTTTGTCAATATCTTCTATTCTATATACTATACCTCTACCGCTTCTCGACATCATAATTCTACAAAACTGTCTTGACTTACCAGAAGAATACTTTTCATTATACTTATATCTTACTTTATATAACGATTTGTCTAAATAACTAAATTTATCTTCATTAGATTTAAATATAGCTATAAATGTTCTTCTGTAATGTGAAAATATTAAAGGAAAAAAATCTTCATTAAAGTTTTGTGCTGCTGTGATAGGTTCGTATATACCATATTGACTATACAAGTGCATATTAACCCTTACAAACTTGCGAAATAATGTATTAAGCCTTTTATAAAACCTTTTTTCTAAATTATTTCTTAAAACTAATTGTTTTCTAGATTCTTGACGGAGATTTATACGACCTTGTCTAAGATTAAAAGATTTTAACCTTTTAACATTAGTTTTCATTTAGATGATAAAGGGTGTCCTTTAGGAAATAAATCTGTATCGTGTTTACCGCCCCTAAACTTTCCAGTAGATAAAGCTCTTAAATAGCTGTTCACGCGAGCATATGCCCACTGGTCAGGTGAACTTACACTTGGCCTCACTGAACTAGGATTAGACCTAAATGCCCCGACCCCACGACGAAATACAGCTTCAAGTGTTCTTAAGTTAGTTCTTTTTGTTTTGCTGTTGCCGTGTTTTTCGTTATGGTCTTTTACTTTACCCTCAAGTGCTTCCTTAACTTTTCCTGATAAAGCTTTTTCATCTTCTTTTACCTCAACATGATCTTGCAAAGCAAACTCTTTATCTTCTTCAGTAATTATTTGTTGTCTTTTTCTTTTAGACCAAGAAAATCCGCTATCACCACCCCAAAGTAACCATGCTATTTTTCCTGCACTAGGATAACCATCTTCACCTTGTCTAAAACCCTCAGCTTCTTTATCTACCTCATGTCTACTAAAAAAACTATACATTCTTTTAACTGTTGAAATAGATAAGTTTTCCCTTGCTACTAATTGATTTGCTCTTGCTACTCCTACTGCAGTACCGCCCCTATTAAACTCTTTACGCATATCTAAACCTCTTTGAGCTTCTTTTGCCATTTCGCTTGTAGGCTTAGTATCAATATCAGATAAAGCTTTTTCTTCATCTAATAATTCCATAATCTGTTTATCTATCTCATCTTCTTCATAATCTTCTAAATCGCTTTCTTGCACAGGATTTTCAGGTTTATCTACAGACTCGTCAGATATTGGGAATAAAGTAGCAGATATATATAAATCGTCTGCACCCTCTATAGACTGTAAACCTAATTTTTCTCTTGCCTCGTTACGAGTCATAATTCCTTCTCGTACTGCACTTGTTACATTTTCATATATTCTTTTCACTCTTTCTGATAATGCAGGAATAGAATCAATATCAAATTCTAAAGACAGCCTTTCATCAAACATAGGAACTAACCATTCATTAAGGTCTGATGCTACTTTTCTTAAATGAGGAATAATAGTTTCTTCATATAGTGCAAGCCTAGCTTCAGCTACATTACTATAAGTTTGACTATCAGGGACACCGACTAATTGACTAGGCACTCCAAAACATAAAGCTATATCTGTAGCACTCATGTTTTTTAGATTTAAAAAATCCATATCTTTAGGACTAAGACCCATTTCACGCCAATCAAAATCCCCTTCTAGCAATAATGGTCTACCTGCATTATTTGTACCTGAAAATCTACTATTAAGGTCTGTAAGTAATTGTTGCCTTTGAGACTCGGTAAGATTAACTGAAAAACCTTGATCATCTTGTGGTTTAAATATAACTGCACCGCTTGGCCTTGCACCATTTTGCAAAAGATTTACATTATGCTTACTAGACATATTGAACTGATCTATTTCTACTGCAGCAGCACTCATTGGACTTAATCCATAATAATCGTCTAATGGGTTCCAAAGTTTTACATGTTTCAGTTCACTAAATCCATTTTCTTGATCTATTTGATAAGTATTAGCAACCCTGCCATTTACAATATATTCGTATCTCTCAGGTATAGGTTTACCACTTCCTTTAATGCTAATGCGATCTGGTCTTAGTTGATGTAATTCTTTAGGAGGCCCCATATCACTACCTGTCTTAAGAATATATGCATTACCGCTTAAAAGAATATATCCAAACAAGCTATTAAAAAACTCACTATAAGATTGCAGAGGGTTAGGTCTCATTAGTAAATCTATTAAAGGGTGATTATCTATAACTTCATCATTAAACTTAATTATGAAAGGTACTGCACTAGCACCTTTAGATATTTCATTTACGCATCTATAAACAATAGCATTTTTTAAGTAGCCTTCTTTTGCTAAATCTTGATATTTATATGATTTAGCATCTTCTGTGCCTACTCCAAAATAACCCATCATATTTGAATTTTTTTGTTCTACAGGATTTGTATTAAACAATCTTTGAAAAAATGTTTTTTGTGCCATTAGCTTATTCTCCAGTTCACATCGCCTTTTGATTTACTTAGTTCAGTTAAACCCCAAACTAAAGCATCTAATCTATCAGGGCTAGGTTTTGTTTCTCCTAAATAGCTACACATCTGTGATTCTAGTTCAGGAAAATAACCAATATGATGAACACGCCTTTGCTCATAAAGTGCTGCAATAGGTTCAGCTCTTACTAGCTTACCCCTTGTAGCTCTTACAGACCTATAAGGTATATTTAAATCTATACCCCTTAATAATCTTTCCACCAAATCGCCACCGTTATTAACTTCAGCTACTATTCTATCTGCATTCCATTCATAATAGCAGTTTATAGCTTTTCTTGCCCACGCATCAGGACTATATTTTCCTGATACATCTTCAAGAACATAATACTTATTATTGTAGTCTTTGCCTACTATAACAATTCCAGTTTCATCTGAATCTTCATTATTAGTCACAGCAGGGTCAATAGCAACTATTATTTGTTTTAATTCCTGCTCTGTATCGTCAGTCAATCTACTTTCATCAATAAGTTTTGATGACCACAAAGCACCATCTAAATTTTCTATTATTTCAGCATATAGCTCTTGTCGGCCAAGCGTAGTGCCTTCATATTTGTCTTTTAGCATTTTTAAAGCACTATCTGCTAAGTTAGCTTCATTTTCAAAAGTACTACCGCTAGTTACGGCTACATCTTTTCTTGTAACTAAATCTTTTATTATTTTAGTAGGTTTAGGTGTTGTTGTTATTAAACATTGTGGGTTATCTCCTAATCTTAGGCCAAACATTAATTGATCAAATGCTTCAGGATATCGCCATGCTGCTAATTCATCACACCATGCTCTATGAAACTGTGGACCTCTAAGCCTTTCAGGTTCTGATGCTGCATAGCCTATAATTTTTGAGTCGTTATAAAGTCTTATTTCAAATACACTAGATGAATAGCCTTTTTGTTTTTTATTTTCTGAATAACATTCTTTAGGGATTATAGATATTAAGCCACTAGGACCGCCGAAACAAACTCTCCTTAAATCCCCTGCTGTCGGTGCTACAACAGCACATATACTATTAGGATTTCGTAAAGCATATAAAGCTATATCTTGAGCACCTGTCCTTGTTTTACCCCAACCACGACCTGCTAAGATAAGCCATATATAATGTTCTACTTCAGGACTAAGTTGTTTTTCTCTAGCTGTTTTAAGCCAATCAGTGTATAGAGCTATCGTTGCCTTTTCTGCGTTGCTCTGCAACTGAGTCAAGCAATTCCATAGCTTCTCTGAAGGCTTCTCCGTCTTTAATGTTTGCATTTATGCTCATATTCTCCGTTGATTCACCTAATGCTAATTTAGCAAATTTTTGTATTTTTAATGACGCAGATGCTAATTGATCTAATTGTTGTGGACTAAATTCTTTATTTCTTACATCAGTATTTCTAATTACTTGTCCTACTTTAGCAAGTAATGCTTTAGATATATTTAAGAAATTAGAATCTAGTTTTTTAGACTCTAAACTAAACTCTTTTATGCGTTGTTTGTCTAATGTATCTTGATAATCTAATTGAAATTCTTCTTGCTTTTGTTTCCAATTTTCTCTTTGAATAAGTTTATACAGAGTATTTATAGAAACATTATTATCGTTTGCTAAATCTTCAACCTTAAACAACTTACGAAAACCTTGAGCATCAAGCTCTCCTTGCACAAATGTATTCCTTAATTTCTCTTTAAGTTGCGGTGTTATTTTTTTATATTTAGTTTCTTTTTTAGCCACTTTTTGTATTTATTTGTAAACTGGTGCGAACAGCTAGGAGTTAAACCTGCATCTCATAACTGGAAGTAATGCGTTTTAATTAAACCATGTCCGCTCATAGTTGTTTAGGATAATCTTTTTTATGTTTTAATACAACTTGTCTAGTTTCATTATCAAGTGGATATATATATTTAAACTTAGGACTTGCTTTTATAACCCTCATATTAGGGTCTACATTCTCATACATGTAGTCATTAAAATTACCTTCAAAACCCTGTTTGCATAACTTATGCCATCTAGGGTAATAAGTTTGAGTGATAGTTCTATTATGTACAGCTTTACCGTGCAAAATATAACTTTCAGAGTTAACTGCTCCTAGTCCTGTATATATCCAGTTACCTGCTTGATATATTTTTCCTAAGTGGCCTTGCTTTGTATCAGCAAATGATACTATTGCTTTTAAGTTAGGACTTCTTTTTTTTAATACCTTTATGCTAATAGCTAATATTTTTGAAACTGGGTTTTCATGCTTATCTAAAGCTACTCTTACTAATTCTACAAACTGTGCATTACTTTCTAAGTTTGCTTCTTTTTTTAAGACTTTAGGCGATGCCCCTCTACCATATATAACGCAACCTATATATTTATTATCTTCAAAAACACCTATCTTTGCTAACTTACCTATAGGCATAGTCCTTGAATAATGCCATCTAAATACTGCTTTTTTTGCTGCTGCATGATCTACCCATGCTAATTTTAAAGATTTCACTTTGCACTAAATTCGCTAAACTTATGACCACAACTAGGACAAGTAATTAAATTAAGTTCGTCCATTCTTGCAACTTCATCATCAGCTTGTATATCTACCTCTATATCATCAATCATGTTGTCAATTTCTCTATCTGTAAAACCAGTAAAAGTTAAATCTAGACCACCTGACTCTAAAATATCTTGCATTTCTTTTGTTAGCAAACCATAGTTCCATGATGCATACTCAGAGGATTTATTATCCATAATCCTATAAGCTTTAATTTTTTCTTCGGTTAGATCGTCAGCTATTAAACATGGTATTTTTTTCATGCCTAATTCATGTGCTGCATAATATCTTGTATGTCCAACTACTATTTCTTTATTTTTATCTAATACTAAAGGTTGTTGCCAACCAAACTTTGATAAAGAATTTTTAACCACATTAATAGCATCTTTATTAACCCTTGGATTATCTTTATAAGGAACTATTTCATTTATTTCTAATTCAACTATATTCATTTTACCCACTCCTTAGGTATATCGTCCCAGTATTCATTTTTAGGTTCTTCAAAGTTTTTTGTTTTACTATTATAAACATACCTTACTTCACCTATTTTTCCATATAAATCTTGTTCTCTTATTTTTCTTGTAATAATTTTTGTAGTATTTTCATCAAAA